ATCTATTGCTAACAATACAAGTCTAACATTGACTGCTAACGCCGCAGTAGCAATATCAGGTGGTACTGCACGATATAATCCATATGGTGTTCCATATACTGTAGCAGATGCTAACTCAACAATCATTCCTGCAAATACTGTTCAAAATAGTATCATCGTGGGTCAAGGAAATGTTGTATCTTTCTTAGATGTCGGTGGTGGCAGCGCAGAAGAATTTAGCATTACTGAATTAGGTATGCCTCATCCTAACACTGGCACGACTGGCGTTCTAGCAACTCCAGCAGCTGGTGGACCAACCACATAATAATCACGCAATAAAATAGTATTTTTTGATAAATATAGTATGTTCATGACGTTGTTGTTATGGACTTATGCGGTCCCCGCCGCGTAACGGCTAGAACCCGGCATTATAGGAGAACAAAACAATGGGTCGTCCACTTAAAATCGCAAAAGCACAGGCAGTTGTAACAATTACAGATACAACTACAGGTACAAATTTAGTAACTACAAACGCTAATTTTACTAATTTAGGTATCATTGCTGGTATGCCATTCATCCCAGCAAGCAATATCGGCAACTTAGTTGCAGGTACTACATATTGGATTCTATCAGTTGTCAATGCTGGTCCAAACAGTGAATTCACTGTTTCAGAAACACAACTTTCAGCAAATCCAACATACACTGAATTTGCATTAGCCACAGATTCAGGCACTGTAGCTGCAACAGTAGGCGTTGTTGATGCATATTTCAACAATCCAATCGGTGGTGCAGGCTATCCAGCAACTAACGCAAATACATATGGCGTAGTTGGTGGCAATACAGCAATCTACGGTTCACAAGTATTGGTTGGTGTATGCATGGGTATATCAGGTACTGGCACAATTACTGTAGCTGATGATAGTCCAAACATTGACGGTGTGGGTACAGACTTTGCAAACACATTTGTTGATGGAACAATCGTTTATGACGTAGATGGTAACCTACTTGGTACTATTGATGACATCGCAAACGCAAATGCTGTATTTGCTACATTCGCAGCAAACGCTACAGCAAACGTTTCAGGCGGTGCTTATATATATGGTACACCAGAAGCAGGTTTTATCGTTCGTCAGAAAGGTAAGACAAAATATCTAGTAACTGGTACTACTTCAGGCTTAACTCAGGCTTGCTATACAGCAAATGTTGCTAACACAGCATTGTCACCAAACACAATGACTATTACAGCAACTTATGCTAACACAGCAACAAGCAAGGTTTCATCATTGAATGATTATAATTCAGAGGTGTTCCCGGCACAGGTTGCAGCCTCATCACTAGTACAGGGTACAGTATATACCATTTATAATGCAGGTAATACTGATTGGACTGCTGTTGGCGCATTCGCCAACATGACTGGTATCACATTCGTTGCTACTGGTGCAGGTTCAGGTACAGGTACAGCGGTATTGGCAGATGTCAATCCTGATGTTATCGCATCGTTCAACTCAGCAATCGCTGCGAACGCAAATGCATCACTACCACCTGTAGTCACTATTACAAACGCTTAATAGGGTATTGTAATGGCTACTATTGCTAGAAAAATTAAATTTGAGCAAACAGTTACAGAAGTTGCGGTTCTACAACTTGAGGTCGAAAACCTACATGAAAAAGTTGATGAACTCAAAACTGATGTTAAAGACCTTCATGAATGTTTAGATAGAAATATGACTGAGACTAAGCTACTACTAAAAGAGTATAATGACATCTCAGTGAAACAACATGAAGAACTCTCAGAAAAAGTATCCGGCTTTGAGAAAATAAAATGGATGCTCATGGGGGCAGCAGCACTGTTAGGTGCTACTGGGGTCGAAGCAGTTCAAATGTTTTTATCGCAGTGAAAATAGTCAAATGACTAGTAAAAACGGGGCGAAAGCCCCGTTTTTATTTTGTGAGTGTTTCTAACTTTTCTCTAACTATATCAATGTTTACTGTGCTGAATAATCCTGGATGCATTGGTTTCGGGTGCTGATTCATGCCTACCCATGCATAACCTATGTGTTCGTTGTTTAAAATAGGTACAAACTCATCGTCGACGGCACAAAAGAATGTATGATACGTAAAAGTATTATTAACAAATTTTTGGATAGGAACTAATTTTGCATCATTAGGAAAATATCCTATCTCTTCCATGCATTCTCTTTCTATACCTTCTAACAAGGTTTCATCTTTTTCTATTTTTCCTCCGGGCACACCCCAACTACAATTATTGTCGCTACGTAGCAAATACAAAAATCTTCCGGTATTTTTACTGTAAAAGAATAATCCTGCTGAAGTGTTTTGCATAGATATAGTTTATCAGTATTCTATTAAATTACAATACTGTAATCGCCCTCTCCATACCAACCTTCGTAACTCTTCATCCATTGTCCTTCTTGATCGACATAACGGTATTGTAAATTTGTAGTAAGGTTAGTCACATATTCTACAGTGGTACATTCGCTTGCATCAAATGAAACAAACCATGACATCGTAGAACTGTCAAACTGTATTATGTCATTTGCTTCAGCAACTAAATCGCCCCATGCTACTGTACTATTACCTTCACTACCTATATCTTCAACGATTAGATATCTTCTACCGTTAATAGGGCCTGGAAGTCCTGCGTTTGGACCAGTTAATTGAGGATTAATGACGCTATCTACCGGATTGAGTGTGTTTTGAGGTAGCGTGTCAGGATCTATATTATAGATTAGTAATCTATCATCGACAGGATCAGGCACTATAGTTCCAACAATATCATTTTCCATATATGGATTCTGTAACCAAATTTGACTAATACCTGGCTTCCACGCCCCATAAGCATTCAGTAAACTAGTCCAATACAAATCAGTGTTGGGAGGTGAAGGGTCATTTAAATCTGTGTTAGGTGGGTAGAATGCTTCATTGGCAGGTAATAATTGTAATTTGTTTCCTATCAATAATACTTTGTAACCAAAAGGACTTATTTTCTGTCGTGTTCCTAATAATAAATCTTCATCTTGTATGTCTTGTAGTGCTGTACCTTTGTAAATGCTAGCGATAATTTTATGTATGACGCCCATTTTCTTGAGCTTGCTGCTAGTACTGATCCATATAGGAATATAAAACTTCCAGCTTAAAACATCTATTGGATTTCCTGTGCCTATAGGAATAGTGCGTGAACTAAAAGTTAATCCGTCTTGATAAACTACTGTCAATGATGTCCAGTCAACAAAGTTATCTGTGCTTTGTATTTCTAAACTAGGATTGAAAATCGTTCCTAATTGTTCGATTAATTCTAATTTTTGATTATAGTTTGTTGTCCAAAAATCTACTTGTAGTCTAAGCGTATAAGGAACAGGCATAAGACGTTCGATTGTAAATGCCTGACCTTGTGTATTTTCGTATGATTCAGTTTCATTATTGTAGGCGCGCTGTCTTACTTGTAGCTTTTCAACGAAGAAAGGTTCTTGTGTACGTTTCTGATCGTACTCTAAACCTGTGATAAAATAAGTTATCATCGGTGCGCTAGGCAAAGAACTTGGACTATTATTTTGTATAATCGTCTGAACCTGTCTACTTTGATCACCATACATCACAGGTACACGAACAAGAATATCATTGCCGTTGGGATCTTTGCCTTTAGTCACATACCAGTTACTAAAGATTTTCGCAAACTGTAATAAGAATCTGCGTATCTGATTGTCGTAAAAAAATTGTGCCATGAATTACTCTATTGGTGGTATATTGTCAGGAGCGATGTCCAAAATACTTGATAATGGTTGCGCCGATGGAATCACCTTTTCAGAATTATTAAAGTATATATCTGATTGATTGTTGATGAATCCCGAAATTTGTGATTGATCTGTATTTGTGAATCCTGTCTCTGTTCTAACATTAGTTGAGATTCTTACCCAAATTTGTCCATCCCAACGGTATAATATTTGCGGAAAATAATCTATACGTAAAAAGTAATCTCCCACTTGAGGGTTTTGTGGGAAAGCGATACCGGCGCCGCTCGGTAAGCCGTTTGGAGGAATCGCATCACCTGTCAGATAACCTGCGCTGTATCCAAAACTACGAGGACTTGCGCGAGTGATATATTGGAATGCAGGATCACAGTCAGCACGCCAGTCCATCTGTGTGCTAATCGTTCCAGTAAATCCTGGCTGTGTAGGATCAGCATCAGCAGTAGCATAAGTATTATCCGCTGTACCGTATGGCCCAGTAACTGGGCCCATTGATTGTACTGTTAGATACTTGTCACCTTGCAATGCTCTTGTACCTGAACCTTCTTTTAACACATGCGGTTTAGTTTCACTTACTTCTAAATTAGCCTGAATAAATTTATCAAACTTATCTGACAAATCGCTGTCAGCAGTCATATCCCAAATACTGTTGATAACGTCTTTGCTGATTCTTAAACCGACACTAGGATTTTTAAACTTGGGGTTACGCATATAAACTACCGTCGCGTAACTTCCAGTTTGTGGCGCGCCGCCGCTATAAGTAACTACATTAACAGGTGGAGCTGGCTGATCTAATTTATCAGATAACACACCATTACTTTGGTATATACCATATGTAGGAACAACATATAGATCATTATTGTTGTATCCTGCTTTAGGTACAATACGCTTTGCTTCTTGTAGTTGAGCATCGTTGACTTGTAAATTTTTATTGTAAGTTGATAAAATGTCTTTTAGATTTTGTTCTGTACTTAATTTCCAATATTCCTCATTAGGCGGTGCTATGCCGGCAGGAACTTCTTTTATTGATTCATAATTCTTGTCGCCGTAACTGATAATATATCCAGGCGGATAAACTTTATTCTTGTCCCAATCTCCAAGATAGTTGTCTTGATTGATTGGCTCTTTGAGTATGTTGCTAAATTCTTGGCTATCAACTAATGGCTCACACTTAATGCGCCATAGATGTGGATACCAAGTTTGACTAAATCCTTCACTTGCGAAGTTTGCGTCTGTAATCTGATAGAAACGTTTTAGCGCAACCGGTATCGTTTCATTAAGAGGATTATAATCAAGCAAGTGCGGTAGTTCAAGAACGTCGCCCACCATAAGTTTTCTACCAACGATATCGATCATGTCGTTGTAGTGAACGGTTATGAAAATTATGTCATTATTCAAGAATAAGCCAAATTGGCTTAGATCGAAATCAAGGTTCTGAACATTATAATGACCACGCAATCTGTAAATGTTCGTGTCGTACTTCCTATCACGATTTTCTAAAAACAGTAAGTCCTGTATCTGTAATGGATCTGGACTTATATACTGGGGTTGTGTATAGTCTACGCTGGGGGTCTGAGCGACTGGACCTATGTATTTGTGAATATATAAATCCGTGCCACCAACAGTGAATTGCTCTGAAATTACCTTATCAAAGTACTTGTAATCATTAGATTTTGTTGGATGATACAGCGACAGTTTGGGCATAGTAGTATTTAGTATAAAAATCAATGACTTACAAAGGTATTGACTTTAGCCCTGTTTTAGCGTAAAATATATAAATTAGTGAAACAACGGAGTTGTCATGGTAAAGCACAAAGTAGAAATCAGAGAGTTGAAGCCTAAGGACTTTGACTTGAAGCACATTGGTCCCGAACCCAGTTTCAATGCTGATCTGGTCGTGACTGAATGGGAACTCGCTAAGGCGTTCAATTGGTATAATCACTTTTACGATAACAAGGACGCTAAAGAATTCATCGCCCAATATCTAGATGTTGCGGGCAAACAACAAGTTGCTAAAAGCATACGCCGTGTCAACGATAGGCATGTCAAGACCACTTATGGTTGGCTAGCGCGTTGTATCCTGAGGGGAAGTGTAGTGTCAAACGACACGTTGGCTAAACTTCAGAGTGAGGTAGATCGTCTGGTATCGTTCACAACGGTCGATACCTCTGACGAGGAAGCCCCTGTAAGTAATCGCCCCAACGTGCAGGAGATTATGCGTGAGCGCACTCAGCAAGTTGGTGGTGAACTTGAGGGTCTGTGGGATGATTATCTGAAGTCTGGTGCTGGTAAGGAAGGCATCAAGGCAATGGACTTGTTGTCTCAGCGCAACATTCTCCCGCAACATGTACCTATGTTGGTCAGTGCGTGGGAAGGCAAACTCTATGAGTATGAAGAGGTCCTTGCAGGTAAGGACGAACAGTTGAATGAAGCCTATGAGCGTTTTGGTAAGGTTCAGTTGAAGAACATTATCAATACTATTCAGACTGTCATCGCCGATCTCAATGCGTACATCAATCTCAAGAAGGCAGGCAAGAAGCCCCGCGCTAAGAAGCCTGTACCGGTAGAAAAGGTTGTCAAGCGTCTCAAGTATCTCAAGAACTTCAAGTTGGAGAAACTTGAACTTGAGAGTGTAAGCCCGACTAAACTACATAACTGTAGCGAGGCTTGGGTCTACGACACTAAGAAGCGCAAACTTCATCACTATGTTGCTGACGAGTACACTAAGAGCATTAGCGTCAAGGGCAATACTGTAGTTGGTTTCTGTACTAAGGAATCAGAAATCAAAACTCTACGTAAGCCCGAACAGCAAATCAAAGAGATTATGGGTAGCAAGCCTGCTGCACGTAAATTCTTTGATAACATCAAGGCGGTATCGGCAAAGCCGAACGGTCGCTTCAATGCGAATATGATTATCTTGAGGGCATTTTAATATGAGTAAATATGAGTTTGATCCAATCGAAGAACGTATGCGAACATTGATGACGGTAATTGATACCGCTATCTTGTCAACGAATGATCGTAATGATCAATTGATGTTGGCATGTGCTATGATGCAACGCACAAGAGAAATCTTTGATGCTACGTTAGGTGAGAATGGACGACGACAGATGTTTAAGGATTTAGTATGAGCCAAGTTGATCTAAACAAATATAAGGATTTCGTAGAGGCAGTCACTAGCAAGCCTAGTCAAGACCTAACTGAGTTTATGAATCGTCTTGATCGCATCGACGCTAATTATGAGTCATATGGTCCGAACGGTGAGTATGTTCATGGTCCAGATATCAATGTACCATTATTGCTTTGTGGTGCTATTGGTCTTGGTAGCGAGACAGGTGAGTTTCAAGAAATCGTAAAGAAGATCGTGTTTCAGGGCAAGCCCCTTAATGAAGAAGCACACTTTCATATGAAGCGTGAACTAGGTGATATCATGTGGTATTGGATCAATGCTTGCCGCTCATTGGGTCTCAATCCAAATGATGTTATAGCAGAGAACGTAAAGAAACTTGAAGCGCGTTATCCGGGCGGCAAGTTTGACGTTTACCATAGCGAGAATCGTAGAGCAAACGATCTTTAAATTCAACTATGAGTAAGTTTCGGCTAGCGACAATAGGTTGCTCTCATAGCAGTTACTATGCAGGACTTCCTTGGCCTGTACCATTGTCACAAATTATTGATGCTGAACTACATATGGCATATAGTGCCGGTGCAGGAAATGAAATCAACACTTTAAAAATTCATGAATTGTTGGATCGCTATAATCCAAATCTTTTGGTAGTGCAATTAACAGACTCTAACCGATTTACTGTCGGATTAGATTACCTGTCATCACATGAAAGTTTTCCTTATGAAGATTTAACAGGACCCTTTAATCATAAATTAGTTAACTTTTATACATTCAATCATACTGAAAACATACAAAATTTACAGCGCATGGTAGGAAAAAAATTTCATAATGATCTTGATCAGTTTATTAAAGATAATGTTATTACAAGTGAGTATAATTTAGATCATAAGATAGTATCTACTATGCTAGCGATGGATAATTTAGCAAAAATATATAAAATACCTTTAGTATTTTTTGCATGGACACTTGACATCACAAAGCATCTACAAAAGCACGGATATCAAAAATTAGTAGATAATTTTAATATAGTGCCTTCTTTTGTTGAAGAATTCGTCAGTCACAATGATCTTAAACCTATATCTAACGGAATGACAGCAGGTCATCACGATACAAAAAATCATATAAAGATAGCGACCGAATTCGTTCTTCCTTACTTATTAAGTCAAAAATTAGTTCCTAGCCCCATAAAGAGCATAGCTGACCTCTACGAGAGTCCCGTATAAATAAGATAGTATCGGGAAATAAATCATGTCAGCGGACCCACTTTCAGTACCAACAAACGCTAATTTACAGCAACTAAAAGAAACGATGTTTAACAACCTAAGATTACGCTTAGGTGGTGACATCATTGATTTAGAGTTGGACCCACAGCACTATGAAGCCGCTTACGATTATGCTATTAAAATTTATCGTCAACGCGCTCAAAATGCTACTATTGAAAGTTACACGTTGATGACTATCATAAAGAATGTTGATACATATACTCTTCCCTCTGAGTACATCAACGTTCGCGCCATTTTTCGTAGAACAGTAGGTCTAGAAACTGGTCCAAGTTCGACATCATTTGATCCATTTAGTAGCGCGATATTAAACACCTATCTCTTGAATTATAACTATACAGGTGGCATGGCTACATATGATTTCTATGCGGGCTATGTCGAGTTGGCAGCCCGTATGTTCGGTGGTTATGTGACATATACATTCAACCCTGTAACAAAAGTATTGCGTGTTGTGCGTGACTTTAAGGGTACCGGCGAGCGTGTATTGATCTGGGCTGATATGATCAGACCAGAAACAGAATTATTACAAGATCCGGGTGCAGGTGTTTGGATCGCTGATTTCATATTAGCACAATTAAAAATTATTATCGGTGAAGCCCGCGAGAAGTTTGGAACTATTGCTGGACCGGGCGGTGGTACTACCCTCAATGGCGGTAACATGAAGGCAGAAGGCAAGGCAGACCAAGAAAGATTGCTTGAAGATTTACGCAGATATCAAGATTACAGTCAACCATTAACTTGGATTCAAGGTTGACATCCCCTTAAAATTTTATTATACTGTATACATGATTGTAGGTATTGCTGGTTTTATTGGAAGCGGCAAAGATACTATTGCCGATTATCTAATCACGTTTAAGGGTTTTAAACGTATGAGTTATGCTGGTCCGCTCAAGGATGCAGTAGCTGCTATCTTCAATTGGGATCGTGAATTACTTGAAGGTACTACTCACTATAGCAGAGAGTGGCGCGATACGGTTGATACTTGGTGGGCTGAACGTTTAAATATACAACATTTGACGCCACGTTTCGTATTGCAGCAATGGGGTACAGAAGTAGGACGCAGGGCGTTTCATGATGATATTTGGATCGCTAGCGTAGAGAATAAACTACGCACGATTAAAGATAATATTGTTATAAGTGACTGTCGTTTTCCTAATGAATTGCGTAGCATCAAAAACGCCGGGGGCATTACTATTAGGGTCAATAGAGGTCCCAACCCCGAATGGTATGATGCCGCACTTCAATATAATCGCGGTAACAAACACGCTAAGTCTATATTAGAGGAGTATAACATCCATGCTAGTGAATACAGCAGTGTTGGTCTTAATTATGATTACTATGTTGATAACAGCGGCACAGTAGACGAATTACATCGTAAGGTCGACTCAATAATCAACTTGTAAGTCACCGCGCTTCCAAGTCACTTCTTTGCGTTTAACCACTTCTACGCAATTCAAACATATAGTTCTTAAGTTAGATAATTTGTTATTTTTTAAGTCCCCGTCTATATAGAACACAGTCATTTGTGTAGGATATATGCTTTTAAATCCGCATATATCGCAATAGTTTTTCTTTTTATAACCTGACTTTTCCCAAGAAAACTGTTTGGACTTAAGTTTGGGTTTCTTTTTACCGCATTGGTCACATAAACTTCTATAATGTGTAACCCCCTCACGTATATAGTTTATAGCCCTATAATGCTTGTTACACTCTTTACACATTGGTCTAGTGATAGGCATAAAGATATTTAGTAAATAACCTTCGAAGGTTTGCTAATAGACGTTTTTTTCATATTTGTTATAAATAATATTAAGCATTTAGGGTTGTTACCCTCAAAATATAACATATAGGAAAAACGAACATGGCATTAACATCACCTGGCGTAGAAGTTACAATCATTGACCAAAGTCAATATCTTCCAGCCCAAACAGGATCAGTTCCGTTGGTTGTCTTTGCAACAGCGGCAAATAAAGCGAACCCTACAGATACAGGCGTAGCATTAGGTACAACAGCTGCGAATGCAGGAAAGTTATATCTAGTAACTAGTCAGCGTGATCTAGTATCTTTATACGGTAACCCATTCTTTTACACAACAACAAACGGTGCTCCAATTCAAGGTTACGAATTAAACGAATATGGATTACTAGCTGCATATTCTGCACTAGGTGTGACAAATCGCGTGTATGCACTACGCGCCGATATTGATTTGGCAAGTTTAGTAGGTCAAACAGGACGTCCAGTAGGCGCTCCAGATGATGGCGCATATTGGTTAGATACAACTTTGACTAATTGGGGTATCTATGAATTTAATGCAACTACAGGTCAGTTCACACTTCAAGATCCTTTAGTTATAACAGATGCAGATAACGTAGTCGGTGGTCTTCCAGCAGGGTATTTAGGTTCTGTAGGATCATACGCTGTGATCGCATTGCAAACTACAGCGGTCCCAACAGCGACAACGGCTCAGCAATTTTTCTATAAGAATTCATTTAATGAATGGGTAGCATTGGACAGTAACGAATGGCATGATACAGTACCTTCAATTACTGGTGCTAATTCAAATCCAGCATTAACAGCAGGACAAACTTTTAACGTCACAATTACTGATCAAAACTTAAATCCACAAACAGCAACAATCACTGTTCCTGGACTTGGATCAAATAATGTAACAGGCGTTGCTGGTGCTATCAATGATTTGGGTTGGTCAAATCTATCAGCAGGAGTCAATTCAGCTGGACGTTTGTTAATTTATACAAAGAAAAGAGTAGATATTGCTGCAGGTACTGGTACAGTATTGACTGACCTAGGTATTACCGCAGGTGCATATTTCTCACCAAGCTTTTTCTTAGGTACAGCATCACAACAACCACTATGGCAGACAGGTCAATCACAACCACGTCCTAGCGGTTCTGTATGGATAAAGATAGGCGCAGCAGGTAACGGTTTCAATCCTGTAATGTCAGAGTATGACGGTACAGTAGATGCCTGGATCGCAAAAACTATCACTTTGGCTGATGGAGACGCAGCGGCTATCGACGCGCTAGATGCGACAGGTGGTCAAGCAATTCCAGCTGGCACGATTTATGCACAGTATTCATATAATTTTACTTTTGCTCCAGCTCATCCAGGACCAATATATTTCTGGAAGCGTCTAGCAACAGGCCCAACTGTAGTGACTGGCACTAACACTAGCCCAAGTTTCGATGCAGGTCCATATACAGCATCAATCTTTATCACTACTCCAAACAGCACAGCTTGGTCAGGTCCTTATACAATGACTTTGGCAGATAATACTTTTGCTGAAGATTTCGTAGAAGCCTGGCAGTTAGCAAGCGTTCCTTACACAACGGCTGAAGTGACTACAGACGGTGCAATTCAAATCACTCATACATTGGGTGGATCAATTAGAATCAACGACATTGACGATACGACAGGTACTTCAAATGGATTGATGGCTGAAGCAGGATTTGTAGCTGGATCAACAGATGGTTGCAAACCAGGCTTTATCGAATTCACTAGTTTTGATGTCGCGCAAAGCAGCACGTCAGGTGCAGGTGCAGGGCTACAAATCTCAGTGGCTATCGCAGTTAATGACCAATATCTAGGGGGTACAATCAACGCAGGTGGTACTGGTTATGTTGTAGGAGATACAGTAACTTTTGCAGGTACTGACTTGGGCGGTACATCAGCTAACGATCTAGAAATCGTAATTAATAATGTAGGCGCCGGCGGCGCTGTGCTTGGCTATGTATTCTCAAGCGGCGAACCAAACGTTCCTGATTATCATTACGAAGTTCAACTAAGTAATTGGGTAGAATTCAGCTATACAGCAAATGAAGGTGCCCCAACTGAAACTCCAGCAAATAATACTAATTGGTATTATAGTGTGACAGATGAAGTTGATGTCATGGTTAAAACTTCAACAGGTTGGAAAGGTTATCGTAACGTAAACTTTGATAGTAGCGGTTTCCCACTACCATCAGGTACAAACACAACTGATCCAAACGGTCCGCTTGTAAGCGCAAGTATACCAACTACACAATCAGACGGTACAGCATTAGCATATGGTGATTTGTGGGTAGATACCAGTGCTGAAGCACTTGAAAATTATCCAGTAATCAGCCGCTGGCAGAATGTTGACGGCGAAGATAAATGGGTATTGATCGATAATAGCGATCAAACAAGTTCAACTGGTATCGTATTTGCTGACGCTCGTTGGTCAAGCAATCAAGATACTATCAACCCAGCAAACGATCCAATTCCAACTATCAAATCATTGCTAACAAGCAATAATACTGATTTGGATGCCCCAGCAGCAAATTTATATCCAGTAGGATGTTTGTTGTTCAATACTCGTCGTAGCGGTAATAACGTAAAACAATATAGAAGCAACTACTTCAATGCTGTTTCATTCCCAGACGAAACATTGCCAACAATTCGCAGCACTTGGGTAAGTGTAAGTGGATTACAATCAAATGGCAGTCCTTACATGGGTCGCAAGGCACAACGTGCAATGGTAGTTGAATCACTACGCAGCGTATTAGCAACTAATACAGCGATACGTGATGAAGATAACTTCTTTAATCTAATGGCTACACCAAATTATCCTGAATGTCAGCCAAATATGATTGAAGTCAACGGTGCCCGCGGCGAGACTTGCTACATTTTAGGTGACACTCCAATGCGTCTACCAGAAAGTGCAACAGCAATTCAAGCATGGGCAACTAACGCAGCAGGTGCGACAAGCACAGGTGAAGCAGGATTAGTGACACGCAATACTTATATGGGCTTGTTCTATCCAAGTGGTCTAGCAACAGACTTAAGTGGTAACGAAGTAGCGGTTCCAGCAAGCCACATGATGCTACGCACATTCTTGCGCAACGATACAATCGCTTATCCTTGGTTCGCAGCAGCAGGTGTTCGTCGTGGTATCATCGATAATGCGTTAAGCATCGGTTATCTTGACAGCACGACTGGCGAGTTTATCACTACTAAGACAAGACTGGGTATTCGTGATACATTGTATGAAAACTTCATCAACCCACTAGTGTTCTTCACTGGTAACGGCTTGTTGAACTATGGTAACAAG